TTTTAAGTAAATAGAAAAATTTTTCAAACGGATATATTTATCGTTATAAACATAGAAACAAAATTTAAATAATATGGCTGATTTACTGATGAAAATGCCGATTCCTTATGAACCGAAACGTCAAAACCGATTCATTTTAAGGTTTCCATCAAGTTTAGGTATTAATGAATGGTTCGTAGAAAGTACTTCGAGACCACACATTACAATTGCTGCGACTGAAATTCCATTCTTGAACACTTCAACTTACGTTGCAGGTAGATTCAACTGGCAAACAATTAACGTTGTCTTTAGAGACCCAATTGGACCGTCTGCCGCACAAGCTCTTATGGAGTGGGTTCGTTTACACGCCGAGTCAGTGACAGGTCGTATGGGATATGCTGCAGGGTACAAAAAAGATATTGACCTTGAGATGTTAGACCCAACAGGTGTTGTTGTTGAGAAATGGATTATGTATGGTACATTCTTAACAGATGTTAACTTTAATGCGTTGGCTTACAACACAGATGGTTTAGCGACAATTGCTGCAACTTTGAGAATGGACAGATGTGTGTTAGTTTACTAATACTATTTATAAAAAATTTAGAACAATTATATTTAACCGTAAAGCACATAAACTTTACGGTTAATTTTTTATATGGATAATCAATCAAGAGAATACGGTCAAGCGAACTTTTCGCTTCCCCATGACGTGGTACCATTACCATCTCAAGGTATATTCTACAAAAACAAAAAGAAATCAATTAAAGTCGGGTATCTGACAGCAACTGATGAGAACTTATTAATGGCGGGTGGTGACGATATGACACCAAATCTTTTAAGAACAAAGATTTACGAACCAGACTTACGTGTTGAGGACATGTTGGAAGGTGATGTTGAGGCGGTCTTAATTTTCTTAAGGAACACCGCGTTTGGACCTGAAATGGAACTTACATTGACAGACCCATCAACAAGAAAACCTTTCAAAACAACAGTACTACTTGACCAATTAACTATTCTACAAGGTCAACAACCTAACGAAGACGGAACATTTACAACGACGTTACCAAAATCTCAAACAACTGTTAAGTTAAAACCAATGACTTACGGTGAAATCTTAGAAAATCAAAGAGCAGCGGATTCATATCCTGCGGGAAGAGTAGTTCCTAAAGTTACTTTGAGATTACAAAAAGAAATTATTGAGACAAACGGGTCTACCGATAAAGGCGAAATCGCCAAATTTATAGAATCAATGCCAATTGCGGATTCAAAATTCATAAGAAAATTTATGGAAGATAATGAACCAAGGTTGGATATGAAACGAATTGTTATGACCCCATCAGGAGAAAGACTTACAGTTAATGTAGGTTTCGGGGTCGACTTTTTTCGTCCTTTCTTCTGATTATAGAAAAAGTCAGTTAGACGAGTTCTACTACTTAAACACATTATTAAAGATAAGTTATCAAGATTTTTTAATAATGCCGTTGTTCACAAGAAAGTATCTTTTAGATAAATGGATTGAAGATAATAAAAAGGACTGAAAACTCAGTCCTTTTGTATTTATATAGTAACAAGTACAAAACAATATGGCAGATACTAACAACCAGAATTCGGGTCAAATGGGTGAAGAATTAAAAAACGCGGTAAAATTACCTAACGCTCAAGAATTTGCAGAAACATTTGAGAGAGTAAGTTCCGTAGCTCGTGAGGTCAATAATTTATTTGGTCAAAGTAGACAAAGGATTGTTGAATTAAAAACCGAACTTGTTGATTCATTACCAGGTATTGCGCGATTAGGTGGTAATATTGGGGATGTTGGAGACTCAATTCAACAAATTGCGTTAGCCTCAAGAAGAAATGTTGTAGAAAATGCTGAAGACGTTGAAAAACTTTTTGCAGCTTCTAAAGTATTAGGAGCCAGTGTTGGTGAAATTTCAGAGGCCTTTTTAAATGTTGGTGTTGGTATTGAACAAGTAGGTAAACAATTAGAAGATTCTGTCAACTATGTTAGAAGTATTGGTGGTAATACTAAACAAGTAATGGATAGTGTTAGGGCCAATATGGACCAAATGAACAGATACCAATTTGAAGGTGGAGTTCAAGGACTTACAAAAATGGCTGCTCAAGCCTCTATGTTAAGATTTGACATGGGAGAGACATTTAGGTTAGCCGACAAAGTATTAACTCCTGAAGGAGCAATTGAAACAGCAGCGGCATTCCAAAGACTAGGAGTATCTGCAGGGGCGTTAGCCGACCCGTTTGCACTAATGAATCAATCTATTAATGACCCACAAGGTCTACAAGATAGTTTGGTTGACGTTGCAAAACAATTTAGTTACTTCGACGAAAAAACAAAAACTTTCAAAATCAATCCACAAGGTGTTTTAACTCTTAGAGAGATGGAACAACAAACAGGAGTGAGTGCAAAAGAAATGAGTAAACTTGCGGTTGCGGCGGCTGAGGCAGATAAAAGAATTTCAGCAATCGGTTCTGCAGGATTAAACATTAAAGAAGAAGACAAACAATACGTTGCCAACATTGCTAGAATGGGTGAAGGTGGTGAATATGAAGTTAAGATTAATGATGATGAGACTAAAAAATTATCTGAACTTACACAAGAAGAATTTGACAAGTTAATAAAAGAACAGAAAGACGGCCCTAAAACTATGGAAGAGATTGCAAAATCTCAAATGTCAATCTCTGAAGATATTAAAGGTAATGTTAATGCGATTAGAGCTGCCGTTGTTGGTGGGGCTGTAACTCAAAAAGATTTTTTAAGAGGTTCGGAATCGGTTAGAAGTATATCGTCGGACTTTACGGGAGCGGCTTCGAGAAACTTTAGTTCTCCTGAAAAAGTTAGAAGTACTCTAACAGAATCGATGGGTGATATAAAAGAATTATTTAATGATATAAAAAATAAAGATGTTAAAACTACCGATGCATTATCAAATTATTTTACAAAATTAGGTACCCAAGGAATTAAACTTGAAGAAGGGTTTAAACAAGGTATTGTTAAAAGTTTAGAAGAAACTCGTAGTAAACTTGGGGATAAAACATCGATTGATGGAGTTGCTAAAGAATTTTTAGATAAGATGTTAGGTGGTGTAAAATCTGAACAAATCAAAGGTGTTAAAGATGGTAATAAACCAATATCATCTTTAATTGAGGGTAACAAAAGTACCGAAGTAAAAGAAACTATGACAAATAGTGGTGCGTTTGGAGGAGGTTCTTCAAAAGTTAATGTTGAGGGAGGGCTTAAAGTTGAAGTGAATTTTAGTAATTTACCATCAAATTTATCACCAGGACAGAGAGAAGAAATGACAAAAGCCTTTATTGAACTATTCAATAGTACTCAAGCACAACAAATTATGGCTAATGCTGGTACAAAAGATAATCCAACAAAAGCCCCTACAGGAAAAGTGTTAGGTAGATAAACAAAAAATAGTCCTTAACCTATTTATTAATTAAAGATATTAATGGGGAGTCCTTTAGATTTTATTAGCTCGGATGGTTTTAGAAAAAAACTTATAACAAGGAACTTAACGCCTTATGCAAAGTCTCCTAGCCGACCTACGCTTCCTATTGATACAGAATATGTTCAATCAGACACATCAGTACAAGATAGTCCTGACCAATTAATTGATACTCCAACATTTGCAAATCAACTATACCCTTTAAACCAATATGGTAATGAAGGTGGTTACGAACAAGTTCCTGACCCAGGAGCGTTGTTAAATACTAAATCAAACGAAGGTGAGTATGGATTTCAAGACGCTAATATTGTAGACCAAGCCTTAATTGAATCTCAAAGATGGAAACCTCTTAACGTATTTTCTAACGGTAATCAATTACCATTAGACAGTGCTCCATTTTTTGATTCTTTAGGTAGACCACAAACAACTAATACATCAAACAACCAACCGTACCCAACAACGTTTGTACCGTCAACATATTCTCCACTATCAATTTTACTTTCAAGTGACCCAGGAGGAAGTAATGGTTTATTGAGTCAAGATTCGTTTATAGCTAAATTAGCTGCAGAAACACTTAGAAGAGAGTTTGAGGCAAGAATTGCTGCTCAGATTAGACAAGACACTATTGACAGGGCTAACATTTTGAACATTAATAGTGGGACTGACATAGTTAACATTTTGTCAGGTGTAGTTCCGTTAATTGAGCCAAACTATACAATTACTGTCACAGCAAACCCAATACTTGCGGCAGCCAACTTTGCATTAAGATTAGGTGGAAGTATCTTACCTGTATCTCCAATACCTGGTTCATACTTTGACCCAAATGTTAACCCAGGTCCACAGACCACAATACAACAAATGTCTAGTGCATTTATACGTAGTGGTGTTGGAAAATTCTTTAATAGACTTATGGGTGGTGGAGACACTGGTTCTCAAATCATGTTTAATAACATGGGTGGAGGACAAAGGTCAAGACTATTCAAAAACATTGACTACAACAGATACAAACCAAACTACCCAAGAACGTTTATTGATAGAGCGGCTGGTGTATTAACAGGTACTCAATCTGACAATAGTAATTTTTATATAGGTAGCTCAACTTCTAACCCATCACAAGTTTTTTCACCAACTGGTGAGGTACCTGTAAATGCTTATGGTATTGAACAACAGTCACCTGTTTATGGTCCATCAGAGTTAGCCCAACTTTATGAAGGACCAAGTAAGGATATTAGATTAGGTGCAAACGGACCTACATATTCTAATGGTGGTGGTATTGAAGGTGGATTCACATGGGTATCACCAAAATACAAAGGTAACGCTGGTAAGAAAGTTGGACTTGGTGGAGAAGTTACAAATCAAGACGAAGACTTTAAACCTTCATCATACAATACAACCGAGTCAACTGAAAGAACTTTTAAACAAGGTTCAATCTTAGACCAAACACAAAGAATTATTGATAGCCAACCTCAGGGGGGTAAAAGATTACAACACGTTGGTAATGCAATTGACCAAGTGAGCAAAGTATTCCATGATGGATATAAAGAAATGACTAAGGGTTCAAGAGTTTATAGATACGAAGGAGCCATTGGACAAGAAGTTGGTACTGAATATTGTAGAGTATTTGCTAAAGACGTACCTTACTTACAATACAACGACCTTCAAAAGGTTGATGGGGTAACGACTAGTGGTAGAAGATTTGCGGATTCGGTATTTGATAACACATATAATCTTAACATTGCACCTAACAAAATGGAAGGTGGGCAATCCTCAACTAACCTAATTAACGGTGGACCAGGGGGACAAGGATATGCCAAAAAGTATATGTTCTCATTAGAGAACTTAGCGTGGAGAACATCAACTACTCCAGGGTTCTCTGTATCGGATTTGGCGGTGTGTGAGAGAGGTCCAAATGGCGGTAGAGTAATGTGGTTCGCTCCTTACGGATTGACCTTCAGTGAGAGTGTATCGACCTCGTGGAACCAATCAGACTTCTTGGGTAGACCCGAACCAATCTATACATACAAAAATACTTCAAGGACAGGTTCATTATCGTGGAAAATCGTAGTTGACCATCCATCGGTATTAAATGTTATTGTTGATAAGGTATTGGGTAACGAAACAAATAGAGTTAGAATTGATAGTATTATTGATTCGTTCTTTGCGGGTTGTAGAAAATACGACTTGTATGAACTTGCCAAGAAATATTATACAATAAAGCCAGGTGAGTTGTCTTACTTACAAGAAGTCATTTCTTCCAAAGATATGACTAAGGAAGAGTTAATTTTTGCTAAACAAACAATTCAGACAGGTAAGGATGCTCCAACAGCGGGAGCAACTACTACCTCACAATCAACTTTAAACTCTGAAGATTTTTTTAAAAAGTATGTTCAGAAAGGTGGTTATTTTAGTAACGATTATCCAAAACCTAAAACAAGCCCAAACTATAGTGAAATGTATACGGAGTATCTTGGCGAAAAACCAAAATATGTTTCTAAAGGGACTCAACTAGGAACGTTTTTTAACTCGGTGGTAACACCAAATTATGACACTTTAAAAGAATTGACTGTGGAATTAGATAAACAATTAACTCAGTATCCGACAGGTAACATTACAATGGTAATTGACTCAAGTTGTTCTGCGCCTGCAACAAAGGCGTATAATGTGGAGTTATCTAAAAGAAGAATTGAATCGGTAATTAAGTTTTTTAATCAAACAGAATCACTTAAAAAATATATTACGGCTCAAAGACTAATTCTTAAAACAGGAACCGCCGCTGGTGAAAACGCTCAAGTACAACAATTTGATAGTGAAAAAGGTGTATATATTGATGGAAAAACAGTTAGTTGTACGGATGGAGACCCTAACGCTGCTGGCGGTGACACACAAGCGCCTTCTAAAGATATTTACACAACTACTGCCATGGCTTGTAGGAGAGCTTATATCTCTTCAATTACAGGGACACTAACAGCACCAATACCAACTCCACCACCTGAAACTCAAGAAGTCTTAGTTGGAAACGTGGTAACAAGTACAGTAAAAGTGCCTGTTGTAGAACAAGTTAGAAAAGAAAGAAATAACGTAACTAAAAGAGTGTTAAGGTCTTTATTGTCGGAGTGTGATTACTTTGAAACAATCAAAGCGGAAACTCCTATGGTTTATGACAACTTAAAAGATAAGTTGAAATTTTTCCAACCAGCCTTCCATTCAACAACACCTGAAGGATTAAACTCTCGTCTTACATTCTTACAACAATGTATGAGACCTGGTGATACAATACCTACAGTAAAACAAAATAC